ACAGAAAAGAAGTATGTTAACATGTCCTGTGTTAGAAGCTTCTTTTTCCTGTTAGGTACATTCAAATCTTCATAGGGAAACTCTACAGTTTTCCATGATAGTCTGACTTCTACCTCAGCGTATCCCACCAACAAGTCGTCTTTATACAGATGCAGATCAATCCCATACCTATCGGGATTATCTCTAGCTTCCATACCCCAAAAAGAAGAGACATAGCTCTTAACTATATCTCTTCCAAACTTATCGTAGGTGTCGTGTAGTTCTTTATCGAACCGCTTGGTAGCCATCTAGTCTTTCAATGTTATCAAAGTAGCCACGATCAAATCCTCGTTGCCACTCTTTACCTGCTACAGATGATGGGTCATATTGATTGACCAACCATCCATGCCTGAAAGCTTTATAGCCCTGTTCAAATTGAATACGCAATGGTGCAGATCGTTCAGACTTGATTTGCATGTTATTCCCCTGTAGGTTTGTTACCTTTAATAAGCTCACCAATCTCATCAAATTCACCTATGTAAATGCTGATGAACGGTAGCTTGATTAGTATACCACTATATGAAAACAATTTATCATGTGGTCCACCATCATCAATGATGTGACAAATAGTTTCATTGAACTCAATGTCAAGACCTATGCCCTGCCTAAGCTCTACAATAATCATGCGGCTTTACCCCATACATCATCCCAAGTACCAGTGGTAGCACCCTTGCTGTAGTCTGTTACACGCTGCTCAAAGAAGTTGGTGTGGCTAACACCTAGCATACCATCCACCCAAGGCAGAGGGTTCTTCTTGATCTTATAGATGCCCTTCATTCCCATAGAGATGAGCCTACGATCTGCAATGTATCGGATGTATTGCTTCACTTCTTCTTTCGTAAGCTTCTCAACCTCAACCATCGAAAAAGCCAGATCCACAAACTGATCCTCCAGACCCACCATTTGATCTGCAATTTCCTTGATGCGGTCCGAAGTCGTTTCATCCTGATGGTGCTTAACATACTCACGATAAACCTTAATCATACCTTCAGCATGCTGAGTCTCATCCACTATGGACCAAGCAATGATCTGACCTAGTCCTTTGAGTTTACCATTCCTTGCAAAGTTTAACAACATTACAAAGCTAGAGAAGAGCTGCATGCCCTCACCAAAGGCAGAGATGGCTGCAATCTTCTCAGCCATTGGTGCTGCATTAAGATTGTTAATGTAGTCATGCTTCTCCACCATCTCCTTATACTGCAGGAATTCATTGTAGGTAGACTCAGGCAAGCCCAAGGTTTCAATGAGGTGAGCATAGGCTGCTACATGCAGGGCTTCCCTACCTGCAAAGCCACTCATCATCATCCGCACCTCCGGCTGCTTGAACACTGGAATGTAGTGGTCATGATAACCACTGCCAATGTCTAAGTCACCCTGCACAAAGAAGCGCAAGATCTTTGTTAGAAACTCCTGCTCATTGCTGCTCAGTTTCTTGTAGTCTTTAACATCCTCAGACATAGGCACTTCAGTGTGAAGCCAATGGCTCTGCTCATGCTGCAGCCAAGCATCATATGCCCAAGGATATTTAAAGGGTTTGAATGTTGTACGCTCTTGCGTAATATCTAATTTAGTTTTTACCATATCAACCTTCACATGCTAAACAAGTTTCACCTTCTGCCACCTGCTTCAAATCAATCATGCTAAACAAGTTTCACCTTCTGCCACCTGCTTCAAATCAATGTCGTCTTCAATACGTTGACGCTTGATCTGAGCACCCACCTTATCTGCTTTACGCACCTTCTCTGAACGAAGATAGTATAAGCTTTTCAGTCCACTCTTCCAAGCAAGGAAGTGAATGGCATGTAGATATTTAATGGATACATTGGCATGGAAGAACAAATTAATGCTCTGGCCTTGGTCAATGTATTTCTGTCTGTCTGCTGCAAGCTCAACCAACCACCGCTGATCAATCTCCATAGCAGTCTTAAACACTTCTTTCAATTGCTCAGAGATGTCTAGGTGCTGTACAGATCCTTCGTTGCTAATGATGGATGCCCATGTGTCATCATCGTCCATGCCCAGTGCAGCAAGTTGTGCTTTCAAGAACCTGTTCTTGTAAACGAATGACCCACTGAGCGTGTCTTGGCGAAATACATTCGCTCTGTACGGCTCGACTGAAGGGCTAGTATTCCCCATAATAAGGCTGCTACTAGCGTTAGGGGCAATAGCAGTATGATGACTAAACCTTCTATTAATATTGCCGTGACCAGCATCGATACAACTACCACGCTGCTGCTCCAAGACAGAGTCAGCAAGTAGACACGAAGAATGAATGTGCTTAAAGATTTCATTGTTATAACTCTTAGCCATCACACCATCGATGGCTACACCTTTCTTTTGTAAGAATGCATGGAAGCCTAAAGTACCAACTCCAATGCTACGCTCCATCATTGCGCTGTACTTAGCCCTAGCAATTGTTGATGGTGCTTTGTCGATGAAGTATTGCAAGACATTGTCTAGCATTTCCATAACATCCAAAATGAATTGCTTGTCATCTTTCCAATCATCGTAGTATTCTAGGTTGAGGGAAGACAAGCAGCACACTGCTGTACGTTTCTCGTTAGTTGGTAAGAAGATTTCTGTACACAGATTGCTACCATTAATCTTCAAGCCTTTGTCACTCAACCACTTAGGCATAGCCTTGTTAGCTGTGTCAATGAACACCAAGTATGGCTCACCTGTCTGCATGCGTAGGTCCAATATCTTCTGCCACAAATACTTAGCAGACACAGTCTCTACCACCTCACCATTGGCAGGGTTCTTAAGTTGAAAGCTGTCATCAAAGTCAGGATCTTTCATGGCCTTCTCAATGATGGTCATGAATTCATCAGTGATGTTGATGCCGTGATGCAAGTTTAATGTGCGTACATTCTGATCACCTGTTGGCTTACGCATCTCCAAGAACTGGATGATGTCAGGGTGGTGAATGTCTAGATAGGCAGCATAACTACCCCGTCTTGTACGGCCTTGGCGGTAGGCCAAGGAACTGGCATCATAGATTTTGAGGTGGGGCATAACACCAGTAGACTTATCGTCACCATTGCGGATACCAACATGAACCCCAACACCACCGCCATACATGGATAGCCAGTTAGTTTCTGATAGGTTATCGACCAAGCCTTCTGCACTATCATCCATGTAATTAAGGAAACAGCTAATAGGGAGGCCACGCTTAGAGCGACCAAAAGATAGGATAGGTGTAGAGTAGCTAAGCCAATGCTTGCTGCTGTAGTCGTATAGTCTTTGAGCGTGTTCTTGATTGGACGCAAACGATTCCGAAACATATGCAAATCTTTCTTGAGGACTAGCCTCTTCATCTTTCATATAACTTTCTCTCAATCTCTGGATACCAAGTTCATCAAACAAACTATCCCGAGACAGGTCAATGCTGACCTTAAACTTTGCCATATAAATACTCCTGAAATGGTGGAAAAAATGGGAGCCGAAGCTCCCGAAAGGAAAGGTAGTTATACCTCAGATGACTACTGCTTGCTCTATTAAAACAAGGATGGAAATAAGTTTGTTAGCACTACCTTACATTGGTCTGCTATATCACGATGTTCTTTCTGTGTTGCTTTGTCACAACGAATATCAACATAGTGCATCCAGCTTCTCAGTGTACCGTTCATGTACATTCTACTGGTGGTTAGTCCTTCAGGCAACACCTTTCGTGCTACCTCCTTAGCTATGCCAAGGCTCAATGCAGCCTCATAGGACCGCCTAGAAGCCACCAAAACATCTGTCTGTAGCATAGCGTGAGGAAATGGCATAGCGTTGTGAGAATTCTTGGAAGCTAAAGCTTCTGTGTCGCAGGATTTGACGGGCAATGTCACGGGTGGTTTCAATTTCCATGCACACATTCACCATCTCAAATGGACTCCAGTGTTTGTTGTCCATCAAATACTTCAGCAGCTTAGGGGCTGTCTCAGGACTGTCCTGATTCTCAGGGTTGCTCACCCTCGCCATGTACGCTATCAGGTGTTCCGCATTCGGGGTTGCCCAGATCAGTGTTACCGACATATTTAGCTCCTTCATTAACGCCATTCTTAAGTGCTGTAATTATACCGAGATTGAGTAGGAGGTTACGCTCTTCCCAATTTAAATCGAATTGATATGTAGCACTACCATCATCATGTTCTTCTAACATTTCAACATTCATTTGTCAATCCTTTCTTTATATTCTTTCTTGGGTATATAAGGAAACGTGATGGGAACAAAACTATCACTGCACCCGTAGTAACTTTTATATTTCTCACCAGTTTCTTTGTCAGTGTACCAGTCATAAAAAATAATACCTTCAATGTCATACGCTTGTCCATTGAATCTATCAGCTTGTTTGAACACACGACTGCATCGTTTGTTTTGAAAGACACCTTCGCTAGCTTCATGCCATTCCCAGTCTTCACCAGTTAAAGGGACAACTGGTTCAAACATAGCCAGCTTTTTAAATAGATCCACAGCATAAGGTGCAGAACTTCCACTGTGTCCTTCATTATGAAATACTAATAACAGATCTAATACATGTTTGCAAATAGCTTCTTGCATTTCATCTTTGTAGTTGCCATCATCATCGATCCAACCAGCAGCACGAAACTCCATCAACGCATGCTTATTAAGATTGCTCATTTCTTTTTCCTTTCTGCCTTCTCTAGTTCTGTCTTCACTTTGTGACAGGGTTTACACATCACTTGTAGGTTTTCTATCTCACAGAAGATACGATCAATGAACAAGTCCCAACTAACAAAGCCTTCTGTTGGTGATACTACAGGGAGTATATGATCTACCTGTACATCAGCAGCAACAAAGTGCTTCTTACATTTGGCACATTTGTAATGCATTGCCAACTTGCCTGTCTTCTTGTTAGTCTTCCTACCAACGAAGGCTTCTTTAAGAGCCTTGTACTTAGGAGGCCAACGCCTAGACGCAGCACGAAGAGCAGAGGTGACAAAGCTTCTGAACCTAGAGTCAGTCCACTCGCCACCATTTCTTTTCTTATCTACCAATTGGTGTATCTACTATATGCGACATGTCAGCAGCATCGTAATGCACAAATAAATCTCTAGCAATTAGTAAAGCTTCGTCAACATCTAAAGCAACAAACTCAGTTTGATACTTATCGAATTCTCCCTCAGCTACATGCTCAACAACAAAGCCATTACTGGCTTCTCTAATGGTTACTGAATTAACATTCATTCTAGTCCTTCAATATCAACGAAACGAAAGATAATATCTTTAGCATCCATTCGTTCCAACGAAGCAGTTAAGTTTTCAGTGATGGCTTCACTCAGCACTTCCTCATTTAGGTAAACATTTGGTAGGTCTTCAGGTTTGAATAAAACTTTTAAGTTGATATCGACAGCTATCATAATTGTTCCAATCGTTCTTCTACCAACCTAGCATAGCCAATGATGTCATGCCATGAGTCATGATACCAAGGATCACCATTCACAATGCGAGAGATTTTGTTACAGATGAGATCAAGGCTCTCCTTCATATCATCATCCATCTCTTTCCACTCAGCGCCAGACCTGACAGTTTCTTTCAGGGCTTGTGAAACCCTAGACACATCTTCTTTGTAGTTGCCATACCTAACACCTCGTTGTATCAATGTGTCATCTACATTCATTGGATGCCTCCAATTGTTTTGGTGTCAATGGTAAAACTATTATCGCCAAAGCTGTCATGATCTGCGTTGTAAAAGAAATCACCAACATCACCAAACATCTTGCCACAATACTCAACAAGCTTGTTAGCAAGTGCTTCATCTTCTTCCATGTGTGGTATCACTGATGCCAATATCGTAGCCATACCAATTAAATTATTTACATCATCTTCACTGATAGTGAGTGGACCAAAGCCACTGACTAACACTTGAAAGTTGTTTGTATACTTCCCATCCACAATAGTAGGACGAAGGATTAGTGCAATGTCATTTGGTTTTAAGTTTGTGGAGGAGTCCATATCTGTCCTTCATATCTTCGTAGAAAAAGAAGCTGAGCATTCTCTAACACACGCTCAGCATTACCCTCATAAGCTTCCAACACTTTGTTGTATAGCTCAAGTTCATCTGTTGTGTCCCCAAGTATCTTGGCTGCTTTCACTGGACCAACACGGAACAATCCTTTGATGTTATCAGCAGCATCACCTGTCAGCATCTGCGTGTACAACTTGACCAGAGCTTCCTCTGGTTTGATGTAGTAGCCTAGATGTTTAACGAAGTTGTAATGCCAACCAACAATCTGATCTAAGTCTTTGTCTAAAGACACAATGACACAATTGTCACCAAGCTTTGTAGCTTCAATGGCAATGGTGTCATCAGCTTCCTGACCCTCAGATATAGAAGCACCCCATTCCTTAACAAGATAGTCTCTAAGGAAAGCTAGATGCTTAGGCTTAGGCTTGTCCACTCTATTACCTTTGTAGGGTACAGTGGTTGCTATCTCATATCGGAAGTTGTTCTTACCTGTTAGGTGCATGCTCCAACTATCCACGAAGCAATCAGGAT